CTATAGATATTTATCAGTAGTATTTGCTATTTCTTTTTTTATTTCAGTTGAAAGATGACCATATTTATTGACAGTAGTTGCGTAACTGCTATGTCCAAGTCGTGAACTTATTTGATATAATTCTTTTCCTTCAGCCATCATCGTGGCAACATAGGTATGTCTTAAATCATATAATCGTATTTTAGTGACACCACATAGTTGACAAAATCTTTTAAACTGATTTCTTATTGTTGTATCTGATAATGGTTTATCATACTCATAATTATAAAATATTAGAGAATCGCCTGTAACTTTATATTTCATTTCATTTAACAAAAAATCCTTGTATAATTTAATTTGAGTTATCAATTTATTAGTTATTAGAACATCACGTTGTGATTGATAATTTTTTGTATTAGATAAATAGTCTTTTGACTTTATATCATAATTTATTGAGTGAGCTATTCTTATTGTCATATTATTTTCATTTATGGCATTAAAAGTTAAAGCTCTAGTTTCACCAATTCTATCTCCTAAAGAAAAATTAATCATTACAAGAGTTTTAATCATAAGAGCTTGTCTTTTAAAAGTCAAGTCGTTGGCTGTTTCTATTAAGTTGTCAATTTTAGTGAAAAAAGTTTTAATTTCTAGAGGTGACCAATACTTCATTTCAGCTTTTACGACTTTATAATTTTTTACTTTTTTCATTTCGTTTTGAACAATGATATTTTCATCTACACACCAATTTAAAAATGCTTTCAATGTTTTTATTAATTGATTTTTCTGTTTATCTGAACAATCTAATTTATCAATATATTTTGCCCAATAATCTTTTGAAATTTTATTGACTGGCATTAGTATTTTATTTCTGATATATTTGTTATATGCTTTTGTTTTTCTTATTATAGTATTGTATGCTTGTTTTTTCATATATTTGCATTCTTCAATATATCTATCCCAGTGGTCATCAATCAGTTCTTTATGCTTAATTTGACTTTTCTTTTGATTGATAATTATTTGGTTATCTCTAATTCTTCTTGCAGTTTCAGAATCAAATATTTTGTTTCCGCGTTCATCCTTAGATACACTAGTTTCAACTTTACCGTTGAATCTAATTACATAGTTTTTATTTGTTTTATGTCTATATATATTTTCCCATCTTGTTTTTACATAAATCTTTGTATTCATTTTTATCACTCCCTGTATATTTTTAATTCAATTTTTCTTTGTTTTTCTGCATTTTTGTGATATAATGAATATGAAAGATCCAATGCATTATATCACATGATATTTTGTTTTTTAGTCGACCAAGACTTTTTGCGATTTTTCAATTTGACTTCGTGTTACCGCACGAGGTCTTTTCTTAGTTTAAGTTCCAACTTTTTCCGCAAGTTTGACAAACAGCAACTTTTTTTTGAGTGTTCTTGATTTTCTTTCTTTTACCAATTCCAAATATTTTAAATATTAGGGCAGGTAGGGTAAAAAATATCCATTTAAATAGTACCCACAACCAGCCAATACATATCCACCATAAAAAACTATGATGTGCATTAACTAGATGTGATTCGTTTATTATTTGAATATTAACATTATCACTTCCACAAAACTTACATTCCATTTTTAAGCTCCTTTCTACAAATTTATATAAAATAAATTATTGTCTATTATCGTTTCTGGATTTAATTAGTCGAATATATTTATCCTTATTTTGACTTAAATCTTTTCCAACTAAATCTGAAATTGGAATATTTAATCTTTCAGAAATAAGTAGAGCAGTTTCTAAACTCATTCCATTTTTTGAATTTTCCCATCTGCAAATGTTAGAAACGTTTAAGTCAAGTAAATCTGCAAATGCATTTTGTGATAATTTGAGTTCATCTCTAATCCATTTTAAATTGTTGTAAATATATAACATATTTCATCACCTAATAATATTTTATACGTTTTTTTGCAAAATTGCAATAAAAATATTGACTTTTGCAAAATTGCAATGTATAATGGTTATAGTTAGGAGGTAAAAAATGAACGATGAATTTAATAAAATAGTCGCAAAAGAATTGATGCTATTAAGAAAAAACGCTGATATGTCAAATGAAAAATTGGCAAAAAAAGCAAAAATTAGTCCATCAACTATTTCTAGATACGAGGGCGGGAAAAACAACATGAATTTGGATATTATTGAAAAAATTGTATTGTGTTGTAATTCAAATATGTATATTTTTTTTAATAAGTGTATTGCAAAAATGCAACAAAATAAAAATCAAAATGAATAAGTCTTGGTCGACTAAAAAACAAAAGATGTATAAGAAAGGATCTATAAAAATGATTGAAGGAAACGAGTTTTATAAAGTCATAGATATTATGAAACAAACAGGTTACTGTAAAAGTAAATGTTATGATCTGATAAACAGATTAAATGAAGAAATAAAAAAAGATTATCCCAGTATTGTTACATACAAAGGTAGAATACAAAAAAAGTATTGGGATGCTCAATTTACATTAAAACAAAAGGAAGGAAACTAGTATGAAAAAATATAAATTAAAACAATGGGTAAAAAATATTATATGGATAATAATTGGTGCAATAATTGGTATCACAATTTATCAATTATTTACTATTCATACTATTGAAAAATCACCTGTTGGTACTTATAAATGTTCAGGAGGTATTGTTAGAATATGTAATTCATCAAGTGAAGTGTATGAATCTATAAAATAAATTAAACCTTGGGGGGCTATGGGTTATTTTATCGTTATTATTTTAGGAGGAAAAATGATTTTAAAAGTTTTAGAAATATTTATTACGATTATTATAACTTTATTAGGCTCTTTTTTCATAGTTACTTTGATTAAAGAGATTATAAAAAATTTAAGAAAGAGGTAAACTATGAAACAAGAAAAATTAAAAAAAATAGCTAATTCAAGATTATTTATAAATATGCCAGTAACATCTCAGGCTTTATATTTTCACTTATTTTTAAGAGCAGATGATAATGGATTCGTTGATGAACCATTAAGGATAAAAAGAATCTTAGATTTTTGTGAAAATGATTTTTGGTATTTATTTAGAAATGGATTTATTTCTATTTATGATAATAAAATCAAAATTGAAGAGGTGTCATATGAATAATGAAAAAAAATTTTATTGGATAAAACTAAAAGTGGATTTCTTTAGAAGAGAAGAGATAGATTTTCTTTTATCTCAAAAAAATGGTGCTGAATACGTTGTACTTTATCAAATGATATGTCTAAATACTGCTAATTCGGATGGCAAATTAGAAACAAAAATCGGAGAAATGATTGTTCCTTATAATGCTGAAAAGATTGCAAGAGATTGTAAATATTTTGATGTGGATACAGTAAATATAGCAATGACATTATATAAAAAATTGGGACTAATTTATGAAGAACAAGAAGGTGGATTAAAAATTGCTGATTTTGATGATATGGTAGGTGGTGAAACAAAATGGGCAGCCAAAAAAAGACTATATAGAAAACAACAAAATCAACTTCCAACTGCGGACATTAAAGAGGACAAACAAGAGGACATTAGTGAGGACATTGAAGAGGACATTGTCCGACAAGAGTATAGAGATAAGAGTATAGAGTATAGAGATATAGATAATAGAGATATATTAAGTGTTAGTGTTAGCGACGAAACGTTGGAATCATTTTTTAAAGATTTTCAAATAACAGAAACTGAAGATCAACAACAAATATTAAAATATCTTAAAAATGGTATGAGTCTAGAAGTAATAAAAAATGGTTTAATAATTCCATTTGATAGAAATGCAAAAAATTATGATTTTGAAAAACAAAAGGCACCGATTGATAATCCGATTGCTTATGGAATGCAGATATTAGATAATTGGAACAACTTCGGAGTCCAGAACATGAACGATGTAAAAAGATATAACAAATCAAAAGGTGGTGTTAAAAATGACTATAATTGAATTGGAAGAATATAGAGCTATAAAAACTGAAATTAAAGAACTATTTCAGGAAATAAATGAAATAACAAATTGTTCTATTGGTTCACCACCATTATCAGGAATGCCTACTGGAAAAGGTAATTCAGTATCTATAGTTGAAAAAACAGTAAATAAAAAAATAAAACTACAAGAAAAATTAAGTAAAAAATTAGATAGACAATTAGAAAAGTTAAATGAAATTGAAGATTTTCTTGAAACTGTAGATGATGCTGATGTAAGGCTTATAATTCGCTATAGATTCATTAACGGATATGATTGGCAAGTAGTTGGAGAGAAAATGCACTTTGAAAGAACAACTCCATACTACAAATTAAAAAAATATTTAGAAAGGGAAAATAGTAAATGAAATATTATGAGTTTATTTTGATTATTTTGTCTCTACTTATAATTTTATTTATTGCAATAGCTTGGCTAGGACTTAAGTATGATGTAGTTGGTAGGGATAACAAAATAAAAGAATTAGAAGAAAAAGTAAAATATGGAAGAAAGAAAGCTAAAAGGAAAAAGATACAATGATATTGGAATTTTGGCGGATGTTGACCCAACATTAAAATTTCAATATAAAAATCAAAATGATTTTGTAAAAAAATTTAGAAGTTTAAAAACCTATTTTCCACTAGCATATAAAGATTTACTATTTCGCCTTGATAAAAGGAAACTGTATGAACTTAAAGATGGAGAATATATTCAAGAACTACTTACCACAGATGAAATAAAATTTGTTTATGGTACTATAAAGTTAATTTTTTCAGTAAAAAATGGAAATATTCTTATTGAAAATCTAGAACCAGAAGAATTCTTAATTGATGGTTATTATAAACTTTTAAAAATTTATCAAGGAATACCATATAGAAATGAAAAAGATTTATTTAAAATTAAATTATTAAAACAAATGAAGGAGAAAAAATGAAAAAGAAAGAAGAAATTATTAAATTAGCGAGTCTTGATGATTCAAAAATTGAAAAATTAAACTATAAAGAAAAGCAAAAATGCTATAGAGCAAAGTCTAGGGTAGGAAGATATGTATTTGTATCAAAAGATGAGAAAGGTAAAGGAATCACATATAGAAAGGAAAAAGTTAATGAAAACTAAATATATTGTTTTATTAGCAGGTATTGGAGCATTGATTTTTATTACTTCTATATTGATTCTGAGTAATATAATATTCAGAGCTGAAATCAAAAGGTACTGCTTAGATTTGCCAGTACATCAATTTTACCAAAATGATTATTGCTTAGAGTTCTACAATTCGGAGGTAAATGAAAAATGAACAGAGATTTACGAAAAATTATTAATCATTATGGTTTGCAAGATCAATTAAATAATTTTCAAAATGAAGTGTTTAAATTAAATAAAGCTATTATAAAAAAAACAAATGAAGGGTTGTTCGAAGGGATATGCTATAATCTTCAAGATATATTATCTCAAATTTTATCAGATACCTTCAAGCAAGAATACAAGGATTTAAGATATGAAGAAATAAAAGTAGCTCTAGCAAACGTATTACTAATAGTGAAGCAATTTCAATTATATTATAATATTTCAACCAATGAAATAAAAAGTATAATGAAGAATAAAATCTCTGAGCAAATTTATTTGATAGATAAGGAGAGTTAGTTATGGATGGAATAGAAAGATTAAAAATATTAGGAAAAGATATTAAAGATGAAGCATTACTGAAAATCTTAAACTATTTAATATCAAGAACAGATATGAATGAAAAATATCTTAACGAAGAAAAAAGTTTGTCCGAAATGATCGATTTTATTAAAAAAAACGCTAAAGAAAGAGCTGTAAATAATATGGCAATTATTAAAGATGACGAAGTTTATGGTTGGGCAATTCATTATTTTGATGAATCAAATGAAAATTTAGGAATAATTCGAGTAAAAAAAGTTGAAAATAAACCAATTAAAAATGAAACAATAAAAAAAGAACCAGAATCCAAAACAAAAGGATGGGAACCAGAAGGGCAACTATCATTGTTTGATCTCATATAGTTATGTATATCAAAATTAAAGATAAAGAATTGTTTCAAGAATTAGAAAAAAATTTGTTGATTCCCAAAAAATGGAGTGTATTTATTAATAATAATCTAAAAAAACATAATCTAATTATAAAAAACAAAAAAACATATTACTGTACTAATTGCAAAAAAAATTTTGATTCAAATGTTAATGTAAATAATCTTTTGAAATGTCCTTATTGTCACTTAAAATTAATGGTTAAATCGAAAAGGTTAAAAAAATATAATTTTAAAGATTATTTGTCAGTTCTAGATAAATATAAAAATTATATGATTCAAAGATTATTTGTTTTGGAATCATACTTAGATAATACTGAAATAAAATCAAGTTATTATGAATTTGGACGAATTATATATGATAGTGATTTTAAAATTATAAATGAAATTATAAATGATAATGTAATTGGAACAATTAGTGGATATTGGATATCATACAGAAAAAATTCAAATTATAATTGGCGATATAGTGAGTCATACAAAAGTCCAATCTCATATTTAGATGAATTTATAAATTATCCATATAATTTAAAAAAAGTGTTGCCGGAAAGATATAAATATAGTAAACTCTGGGTTCTTGCTAAAAAAGTGGAGTATTGTAATTTAATTTATATCTTAAAAAATTATAATTATAGTGTTGAACTTTTAATAAAATCGAGATTATATAACTTGGCTTTGTATCCAAAAAGCTTTGCTAATAAAAATAGTTTTGAAGAAAGATTTATGGGATTATCAAAAAGTTATTTTTCATTCATAAGAAAATATAATCTGGATATTGATGAATTGAAAGCATTATCAGTTATTAAGGTAAAAGATATAAATTTAGTAAAAAGAGTAAAAAATTTTCATGATTGTGAAATTTTAGCTAGATATGGAGTTGATTTTTGTAAAGTATTTGATTTAACTAATCTGAATTTAATAAATTACGTAGAATATAAAGATTATTTGAAATTTGTAACAATGTTAAAAATGAACTTAAAAGATTCAAAAATCTTGTATCCAAAAGACATTAAAAAATCACATGATCAACTATTAAAACAAGTTGAAATAATGAAAAATAAAAGTATTAATAAAACAATAAAGAAAATTGCCAATATAATCAAAAGTACTAAGTATAAAGATAATAAATATGTAATATTTCCAGCAGAATCATTTGAACAATTAATTGAAGAATCCAATCAACAAAATAATTGTGTAAAGACTTATGCAGAAAAAATTGCATCAGGCGAATCTTATATATACTTTATGAGAGAATTAAAAGATATTAATCGTTCACTTGTTACAGTTGAAGTGAAAAATAAGAAAATAGTCCAAAAAAGAACTAAAAACAATGAAATAACAACGAAAGAACAAGATATATTTTTAAATAAGTGGCAAAATTTGATTTTAAAAAATAGTGAGGTGATAAAATAATGAGTAGAACGTTTAGAATTAACTTTGGAAGAAAAACTGTTCAACCTTTTAAAGAAAATGATATTAAAAATATGATTATAATATGTAAAAAACTAAGAAACGAAGCTGAAATTGCTAAAAATGAGGAAAAAAGGTTTTTATGGGATAGAAATTATATGATTCTTGTTTTAGGAATGAATTTAGCTTTTAGAATTGAAGATATTCTTCAATTAAGAGTTGATAGTTTTAAAAATGGTGGAGTATATACTAGAGAGTTTAAAACAAACAAGGAACAATCATTTGAGTTGCATCCATCACTTGTAAAAGACATTGAAAATTATATTAACAGAAGTGACTTAATTGAAGGAGAATATCTTTTTTGCAGTCGCAAAGGTATTAATAAGCCAATCACTAGACAAAGAGCATGGCAAATAATAAAACAACTAGCGAATCAAGTGAAAGTTTCATATCCAGTAGGATGTCACTCATTAAGAAAGTATTTTGCGAGAAAATATTATGAAACTACAGGAGATATAGTAGGATTAAAAGAAATGCTGAATCATTCCAGTGAAAGATTAACTTTATTATATATTTGTTGGGAGAAAGAAGATAAAAATGAAAAAAGAAAGAACTTTTATTTAGGTAGTTGATATGAAATATATTGATGATGATGTTTTAGGTGGTCAATCAAGACCAATACATAATAATTTTGAATTAACAAATGCTATGCAAGGAAGAAAGAATTGTTTTTTATATACAGTTGGTACTTTTCAAGTTAATAATCAAAATTATATTGAATTAAAAGAAAGAAATATTAAATTAGTTGGTTTAGCATTTGCACAATTAAAATACAAGCCATTAAAAGAAAAGCAACAAGATAGAAAGTCAGTAAACATTATAATTGATGAATTAAGCAAAATAACATTGAATATAAATATTGATACTAATGTAAAATTAGAACAAAAAAAATAAATATATAAGTGGTGGAATGCAATAGCATATCACTTCACTTAAACCTATACAATTTTACAAAATGAAAAAATGTAAATTCAACAAAAAAATAACACTTTCCTGACAACAGGAAAATGATTATAAAATCTAGGTAAAATTAAGATTTTAATATAAAAAATGAATTTAACAGAATTATGTCATTTTGTAAAATTCAAAATAATATGAGAGGAGGTAAAATTTTGAAAAAAATAGAAATAGATGTTAATACTTTGTTGTCTATTTTGGATAAAGTGGAAGATTGTTACAAGCTTGAAGTAGAGAAAATTATAAATAAACTAATAAAGAAGGGAAAGTAAAAATATGAATGTAGAAACAATAAAATTTTTAATTAAAATAGATTATTTAGAAAAAAAACTAATTGGAGAAGATAAAAAAATATTTGTTGAGTTATTTGATTTGTTTAACGAATGTGTAAGAATGTTAGAAGAAGAAAAACTGCAAGTCAAAAAGCAAAAAGAAGTAATAGATAAAGTAATAGAAATAATAGAACCAATAACTGAATTTGATATGTGTACTATTAATGGAAAAATATTAAAAAAGCCATTAGATATATTAAAAGAGGTGTCAGAATGAGTTATGAAGAAAGTAAGTTGTTTTCTTTATTGAAAAAGCAAGATATAGACAGCTTATTTCTAGAAGCAACTAATTATTTATGTCAAACGAAATCCTTATTTGAAGAAAAAGAACAATTGCAACAAGAAAATCAACAATTAAAATTGATAAATAAAGAATATGAAAGACTTGGCAAAGAAAATGGAAGATGTTTTAAGATAACTTCTGTTAAGCAATACAATATAGATGAATTAATAAGGTGTAAAGATAATTGGAATAAGTTGAGAGAATGGTTAGAAACAAATTGGAAAGAAACACAAGATATATGGTTTGTAAAAATTTTAAATAAAATGCAGGAACTAGAAAGAGGTGTCAGAATGAATAAAGAAAAACTAGAAGTAACAAAAGAAAAATTGGGAGTTGATGAATGGCTAGAATTAATTAGAGAAGATAAAAATTTAAATGGTGCTTATATCAGTATTTGTCAATATGTTGATTTAACTGAGCAAGAAAACAAACAACTAAAAGATAATTGGGATGAGTTAAAAGAAGATTTAATAAAAATAAGACAGTTAACTTTTACAAAATACAATAAGAATGAATGGGCAAATTGCCTATCGTTTAATGATGACATATTACCATTAATTAAAAAGATGCAAGAAATAGAACAAGGAAGTGATAGTAATGAATAAAGAAGAAATATTTAAAGAACTAGTTAATAGAAAGAAAATATTAGAAAATAAAGGCTATAAAGTTATTTATATAGGTTTATATGGTAGTCAAAATTATAATTTAGATGATGAAGAAAGCGATATTGATGTTAAGGCAATTGTATTACCTAATTTGCAAGATGTAATTCGTAGAAAAGCAGTTAGTACTACTATTGAATGTGAGAATGGTAATATAGATGTTAAAGATTTACTAACTTTTTATAATGTGATAAAAAAAGGAAACTTTAGTTATATTGAAGCAATAGATACTAGTTATAGTATTGGTGATAAATATATTAAAGAATTATTTAGTAGATTTAGACCAAATAAAAAATCTATATTAGGTGCTATGTATGAAAAACGAAAAGCACTAACACATGAATATCCTAGCAAACATAATGAATTTGAAAAGTGGGGTTATGACCCTAAACAACATCATCACATTTTAAGACTATATGACTTGTTAGAATATAATAGACTAAATAACGATACAAAAAGTTACTTAGTCTATGAATATAATTCAAATAGACAAAAAGAATTGCTAGATTATAAAAGAAATAATAATAATATTGCATTATCGATTATTGAACAAGATAGTGATGATATTATAAATAGAGCAAGAGAATTAATTGATTACAATTATTCTTATGAATATGAAAATGTTGATAACGAAATAAATAAATATATAGAAAATAATTTGAAAATAGAAATATTTAAAACAAGTAAAATAACAAGTGCAAGAGAAGTTAGAACATTTGATAATCCTATACCTAAAAAAGATTTAGAAAAGTTTCCGATATTAGAACAATATAGAGAACAAGACATTAGTTATATAGTTTTTGAAAGTATAGAAATTTTATAAAGGGGTGGAAAAATAATAGGAGATGATAAATAATGAAATTAGAAGTTGGAATGTATGTAAAAAAAATGTTGTTGTTAGTAGTGCTGACTCTATTATTAACAGGCTGTAACAAGCAAGTATTTGATTTTAAATACACGTTTGACAAAGCATATTGTAATTACAATGGCAATGAATTTGAATTAAAAATAGATAAATGGCAAGATTATGATGGTGAACAAATACAAATACAATCAAATGGAAAAGTTTATTTAATTAGTACAAATAACTGTTATTTAATGGAGGAATAATGGATATTATACAAAAAATATGAAAAATGGGAGATGATAAATTATGGACTTAGACAAAGAAATAGAAAATGTGTTAATTGCATTAGATGACATAGACAAATATTGTAATTCGTTATCTAATTTATTGAGTTTAGAAGATCAAAAGACACAAGATTTATTACATTATATTGAAAATAACAAAATAAATGCTTTTCAAAGTTATAGATTGGTTAAACAATTAAAAAAAATAAGACTTGATAGAAGAAATATAAAAAATAATATTGAATTGGCTGCTACGTTCTATAATAACAAAAATAAATTAATATTTAACGAGTATAGATCAGTTTTAAAAGATGAATTAAAAAAGACTAAGAAACAGTTGCAATTGAAATACAAGAATAGATATTATCAACAATGTGAAATAGTAAATATTATAAAACAATAATTTTTCACATATTTCACATGGAATTAGTGATATACTATAAATTAGTGAATGAATATTCACTAAAAACCTCGTATACATAGAAAGCAACAATATTCAAATATTGTTGTTTTCTAATTTAAACGAGAAGATTAAAATATATTTTCACCGCAAAATTATTCTTCTCGTTTAAGTTTGGAGGGATATTAAATGTTTAAGAGTTGTAATAGATGCGGTTTTATTCATAATGTAAATAAAAAATGTTATAAAAATCGTCAAGTAAGAGGTAGAACAGATGCAGATAGATTTAGAAACTCATCTAAATGGCATCAAAAAAGCAATTACATTAGAAATCGCGATAAAAATTTATGTAGATGCTGCATAGCAAATATTTATAATACTTATCAAATTTATAATTTTAATAAACTTGAAGTGCATCATATAGTTCCGTTAGAAGAAGATATTTCAAAAAGATTAGATGATGATAATTTAATTACCTTATGCTGCTATCATCATAAGTTAGCAGACAATAACAGAATACCTAGAAATATTTTAGTTAAACTAACAGATGAAAATTGTAATTTAAAAGAAATACACGATGAAGTAGAGAAATCTGATATCCCCCCTATACCTTGAGTTCTTTATTTTTAAGAATTTTAAAACCTACCACTCACCTAAACGTGCAAATTATGCCTAAAATGAAAATTTTGGGTAGTTGATATGAAATAAGGAGATGAAAAAAATGACAAGGCCAGCTAAATCAATAGAAACAAACTCAATGAAAATGAGTAAAGAAGAAAGAAAAGCAAGAGAAGAATCTGAAAAAAATTTAAGAGGTTCTAATGATAATATTAAGCCTTTTTCGTATTTAAATAAAAGACAAAAAAATATTTTTAAAGATATATTAAGAAATCTTAATAAAGATATTTTGAGTAATTTAGATACTTATCTTTTAAATCAAACTGCTATAACAATTGAAAGACTAGAAAGCTTAGAAAAAGCAATTAATGAAGCTAGTAAGGTAGTTGATGACGATGGGAAAATTAAGGATAAGTTAAATGTAAGCTTGATCTCAACATTGAAATCAGCTCGAGATATGTATTCAAAAGATTTTTTCAGATGTTGTAATGAACTATCTTTATCACCTCAAGCTAGAGCTAAGATATCAATAAACACACAGCCCACAAAGAAAAAAACTTTAATGGATATCTTAAATGATGATGAATGATTATATATTAAATCATCCAGCTTATATTTATGCACGTGAGATTGTAAGTGGGCAATTGGAACCACCAAAATTGTTTTATGAATTAAATAACAATAAAAAATTTATCCCTCCGAAATATGTAAAGATTCAATGCGAGGAATTTTTAAAAATTGTTAATAATGATTCAGAAAAGTATATAATTGACTTTAAGAGATTAAAGAAAATTGATAAAATATGCAAAATTTTGGTAATGGCAAAAGGAATAAAAGCTGGTAAAAGAATTTATGATTCACTTGCTGGTTATCAATGGTTAATAATAGTGGCAAGTTTGTGTACTGTTTATAGAAACAATACTAAAAAAAGAAGATATGAAACAGTTATATTAGAAATCTGTAGAAAAAATGGAAAAACATTTATCGTGGCTTTTATAATTTTATTGTTGTTCTATCTTGAACCTATGTATTCTCAATTTTATTCTGTTGCACCGGACGGAGCATTAGCTAAAGAAGTAAAAAAAGCAATTGAGCCTTTAATAAAGACAAATGCCGAAATTTTTGAAGAAGGTGAATTTAAATTATTAAGGGATTGTATTAGACATACACTTACCGATAGTGTTTATATTCCACTAAATTATTCGAAAGACAGAATGGATGGTAAAGAACCAAATGTTTTTGTAGCAGATGAAGTAGGTGCACTTCCGCAAGCATATCCGATTGAGGCGATGCGTTCGGGGCAATTGCTGATCGTAAATAAGTTGGGTTTTATAATTTCTACAAAATATCCAACATTTGATAACCCCATGGAGGATGAAGTAAAATATGCTAAAAAAGTGTTAGAAGGTTTGATAGAAGATGAAACAGTGTTTGCTTTGTTGTATGAACCTGATGAATCAAAAGACTGGTCATTTGATGATAATATAATTCTTCAATCTAATCCACTTGCATTAGAAATTCCAGCGGTTTATAAAGACTTATTGGATAAAAGAGCAAAAGCTATTGAAATTGAAAGTAAAAGAGAAAATTTTCTAACGAAACATTGTAATATTATTTATCAAGGTGCAGGAACAGAAAGTTTTATAGATGTAACTGAAGTTCAAAAATGCAGAATTGATAAAATAGATTGGGCTGGTAGAGAAGTTTATATTGGAGTTGACTTATCAATGTCTGATGATAACTGTGCTGTAGCAATAACAAGCAACGATGATGGAACAATTTTAGCTGATTGCATTTCTTTTATACCAGAAGGAAGAATAGAAGAAAAAAATCAGTTTGAAAAAATAAACTATTTTGAATTTATAAAAACTATGAAATGTATAGCTTGCGGTGATAGAACGGTTGATTATAAAGTAATAGAAGATTTTGTTTTTGATATTGAAAAAAAGTATGATGTTGTTGTAATGGCAGTTGGGTATGACAGATATAATGCTTTATCTTCAGCACAGAAATGGGATGAAAGATTTAACACCGTACAAATTCGTCAACATTCCGATACATTACATCCACCAACTAAACTTTTATATGAAAAAATAATTGATGGAAAATTTAAATATGAAGAAAACAAACTCCTGGAAATAAATTTTCAAAATGCTAGATGTGTTTATGACACAAATATGAATAGATATGTAAATAAGAAAAAATCTAGCGGAAAAATAGATATGGTAGTTGCACTCATAAATAGTATTTACCTATTACAACAAGATGTCTTTTTAGAAAATGGTAATTTTTTTGTACAACTTGCATAATTCACATAATTCACATCAAAATTGTGCTATAATGTAAACTAGTGAAGTAGTAATGAGATAAGACAAGTTGAAATGGCTTGTTTTTTCGTTATAGAAAAGAGGTGAAGATAATGGCATTAATTGATTTGTTTTTAGAAAAAAGAGAAGTAATGTCAGAAACAAAAGAAAACACAGATGTTGTTGATGATTTAATCTTAAAAAAATTGCTTTCTGGTCAAATTCTTACAAGTGATGATGCTTTATCAATTCCAGCAATATCAAGTGCTGTAGACCTATTATCTAACATGGTATCAATGTTACCAATTAAATTATATAGGTCAGAGGTTATTGATGGAAACAAAAAAGTCACTGAAGTTCTTGATGATAAAAGATTATATCTCTTAAATATAGACACTATGGATTTGCTTGATCCATTTCAAATGAAAAAAGCAATAGTTCATGATTATTTAGTAGAAAAAGGTGCTTATGTATTTATTGATAAAAAGAAAAATACTGTTAATTCTTTAAGATATATTGATCCAATTCATGTGCATTTTCAAAGTAATTTTGATCCGATATATAAAGATGTTAAATACTCTGTAGATGCTAAAGAATATGAATCTTATCAATTTATTACAATATTAAGAAGAACAAAGGATGGAATAAAAAGTGTGAGTGCTATAGAAGAAATTACTAAATCCATTGAAACAGCTTTTTCAACAATTCTTTATGAATTAGGATTAGTAAAAAAAGGCGGTGCAAAAAAAGGTTTTCTTGTTTCCGAAAGAAAATTAGGAAGTGAGGAATTAAAAACATTAAAAGATGCGTGGAATCAGTATTTTGGTGGTAATAATGAAGAAAGTGCCATTGTTTTAAATAATGGATTGAAATTTCAAGAAGCTTCTTCATCAAGTGTAGAATTACAAATAAATGAAAGAAAAAAAACTTTGAAAGATGATATAAAAGATGTTTTTCATATTCATGATGACTACAATAACACTATTAAATTTGGAGTGATGCCAATTATAAGTGCTATTGAAACAGCACTAAACAAGAATTTATTATTAGAATCTGAAAAAGGTTCTTTTTATTTTGCATTTGACACAAAGAACATTACACGAGGTTCTTTAAAAGAAAGATATGAAGCTTATAAAATTGCTTCTGATACTGGATGGATATCAAAAAATGAAATCAGAAATGCAGAAGATTATGATAGTGTAGATGGATTGGATGTTATTAGCATGACATTAGCAGATGTTCTTTATGATACAAAAAATAGGACATATTTTACTCCTAATACGGGATCCATAGTCGATTTGGAAAAAGGAGGTGATACAAATGAAAATTCAAGTGAGAAATGATAAAGTTATAATTGATGGTTATGTAAATGCTGTTGAGAGATATTCTAAAACATTATGTGATAAAAATGGATATTTTATAGAAAGAATTATGCCCAATGTTTTTAGTAGAGCCATTGAGAAAAATCCTTCTATTAAAGTTTTATTAGATCATGATTATGATAAAGAACTTGCAAACACAAAAGATGGAACAGCTATTTTAGTGGAAGATAATATTGGATTAAGAGCAACCGTAGAGATTACTGATGAAAATGTAATTTCTAAAGCGAAAAAGAAACTTCTACGAGGTTGGTCTTTTGGCTTTTATTGTAATGAACAAGATGAGGAAGTAGGAGAAGATGGAATCACAAAGAGAAGTGTTAAAGATATTGATTTAATTGAGGTTTCCATTATTGATGATAAAAAAATTCCAGCATATATAGGAACAAGTATTGAAATGCGTGATGACAAACCTAGATTGTTAGAATATAGAAGTGAAGAGTTTGATGAAAACTCTTTTTCTTATGAAAATAACATTAACTTTGCTGATATGACTATGACTCAAAAAAGAGAAATATTATCTTTAGCATTTAGTAAAACATTTACTAATGGTTGGCTTGAAGATTTTGATAATAACTTCATATATGGAGTTGTTGATGAAAATTATGAGTTATATAAAATACCATATTCAATAATTGATGGAAACGTTAATTTTGACTTGAGCAAACAAGTAAAAGTTATTAAAGGTGGTTATCAAGAAGTAAGAACAAAAGATAGGCCTGAACAATCTGAAAAGATTGACAAAATAGATTATTCAAAATATGAATTGATATTAAAAAATATGAAGGAGGAAAAAATATGAATATCAAAAAATTAAATGAAGAAAAAGCAGAAGTTCAAGCAAAAATGCAAGGACTATTAGATGGAGTAAAAGCAGAAGAAAGAGCTTTTACAGAAGACGAAATAAAATTATTCGATACTTTAAAAAGCCAAGTTGATGCTATTAATAAGACAATTGATGCTTTTGAAAAAGGTAGAGAATTAATTGATGATGATTCAAAAGAAAATGATGATTCAAAAAATAATGAAGAAAGAGCTTTAAAAGCAGAAGAAAGAGATGTAAAAGAATTTGCTAATTTTATCAGAACCAATGTCTTGAATGAAAGAGCTGGTGAATCTAACTTTTCACAAGGCCAAAATGGTGTAATTGTTCCAACAACAATTGCTAACAAAATAATTATGGCTGCTGTTAATATGTCGCCAATTCTTGAAAAAGCTACTAAATATAATACAAATGGTAAATTAGAAATACCTGTGTATGGAAAAGGTACTAGCGATGCAGACATTACTGTTGCTTATGGAGAAGATTTTACGGAATTAGTTGAAAAAGCTGGAAAATTCACTTCGGTAACTTTAAATGATTATTTAATTGGAGCCTTAGCAAAAATTGGTAATTCTTTAGTAAATAATACTGACATTGATTTAGTAAATGTAGTAATTAACATTATTGCTGAATATATAAAAATATTCTTAGAAGGTCAAGTATTAAATGGTAGCACTAATAAAATCCAAGGATGTAAAGATATTCCTGCCGGTCAAGTAGTAACTACTGCCGCAGCTGGTGTAATTGCTTATGATGATTTAGTTAAAGTAAAAAATAAAGTAATTCAAGCTTTTAGAAAGGGCTCTATTTGGGTTATGAGCCAAGAAACTCAAACAGTATTAGAAACTATGAAAGATGGCACTGACAGACCGTTATTTGTACCTGATCCAACAGGTGAATTTGATGGACAAGTTCTTGGTTATCCCGTTTATGTTTCTGATAATATGGAAGAAATTGCTGAAGAAAAATCACCAATCATTTTTGGAAACTTCAGTGGCATAGCTTTAAAAACATCAAAAGGATTAGAAATCCAAGTTTTAAAAGAAAAGTATGCTACACAACATGCAACTGGTGTTGTTGGATGGCTTCAAGCTGATGCAAGAGTAGAACATACTCAAAAATTAGCAAAATTAACTATTAAAAAATCTGCTACACAAGCAGGTAGTAACTAATGTATTTAGTTGTTAAGGGTTTTGCAAATAGTAAAATTTCGGCTGCAAAAGGGAAGATAATTAATCTTAATAAAGAAGAAGCAGCTTCCCTTTTAGAAGCTGGATACATTGTTAATGCTAAAACTTCAAATGTAAGTATTAGAGAAAAGGATAAAATTATTTCTAGTTTAGAAAAAACAAATGAAACTTTAGTTAATAGAGTTGCTGAGTTAGAAGAAGAAAATAAAAATCTTGTTGCAAAAATATCTGAGTTAGAAATTTTATCAATGGAATCAATTGAAAATGTAGCAGAAGATGATTCAAACAAAGAAGAAAGTATTGACAATACAAAAGAATCAACTGAAAATGTGTCAGATAATGATTCCAACAAAAATGAAGAAGATACTGAAATTGTTGGAAATGAAGAAGAAAATAAGTAGTCAACTTAATTGTTCAGGCACTCCTGAAAGGAGGAATTAATTGATGCTTACAAAAATAAGTGAAATAGTAATCGATGATATAATTGATTACTTGAGAATCTCTGAAACTTCGGAGAAAGAAAAAAAATATTTGAAGACTATATTAAATATTTCTAAGGAATATATACGTAAATATACTGGTTATGATAAAATAGATGATTTAGATAAGTATCCAGATCTTGTCATTGTCGTTTTTGTGTTATGTCAAAGTATGTATGATGATAGAGCTTACTACATTGATAACACAAATGTTAATAAAGTTGTGCAATCAATACTCGATTTGCATTCAAGGAATTTATTGTTATGATTAATCCTGGAAAGTATAATAAGCTTATTGAAATTATTGCGGTTGAAGAAACTTTTGATAAAGCTGGTTTTTCAGAACTGTCTGAAAAGACAATTATGAAAGCTTATGCTAGTGTAAAAACCACAAGAGGATATACACTGATTCAAAATGATAGTGATTTTGAAAAAGCAACAACCAATTTTACAATAAGATATCCATTAACTTTGATAACAAGAGATATGTTAATCATTTATAACGATAAAAGATATTCAATAGAATATTTAAATAATGTGAATGAAAACAATGTCGAGTTAGAAATGCAAGCTAAATTAATAAGAAAATAAATGGCAAGTTTCAGAGCAGAGATTCCAGCAGATATAATATCAAGTTTTGAAAAACTTGAATCTAGTTGTGAAGAGATGCTAGGAAATATGACAAAAGCTGGAGCTAAAGTAGTTTATAAAAATGTAATTTCAAATATGAAAAAATCTTTTAAAGATTCTTCTGATTTAGAAAAATGTTTGAAAATTACTAAAACTTATAAAACATCAGATGGTTCAATAAATACCAAAATAGGTATTTACGGATATTTGCGTGGAGATAAGAAAAAACCAGCTCCATTAATTGCAAATGCTAGAGAACATGGAACATCTAGAGGAGAAGTAAGAAAACCTTTTTTCAAAAAGTCATTTGATAAAAGAAGTATTGAAGAAGCTATGAAAAAAGAAGAAAGTAAATATTTACCAAAGGAGTAATTAGTTATGAATGAGGATATAGAAAAAATTTTTCAAGGGAAAATTACTATAAATAAAAAAAATATTCCTGTTGTATTCAAAAAATATTCAGGACACGAAACTGATTATGTAGTTTGGTATAACGATGGTAATGTTCCTGGTTTTAATGCTGATGATAAAATCATTTACACGATTAACTCAGTAGAGTTTAATGTATATACTAAAGGAAATTATATAGATATAGTACAAAAATTAAAAGACATATTAGAAACAAATGATTATTTATGGACTGGTGATAATGAAGACTTATATGAAGATGACACTAATTATCATCATTTTGTAATGACATTTGAAAAAATAAGGAGGAAATAATATGGCAAGAATAGGTTTAAAGAGTTTTTTGTTTTCAACATTAGATGATGATGAAAACGTTACTGGTCCAAAATCATTGGGAAAAGCTATTGATTGTAAAGTGTCTACCGAAACAAATAGTGCAGAACTTTATGGAGATGATACACTAATTGAAAGTGATTACACTTTCAATAAAGGAACAGTTTCTATTACAATTGATGATGATAATGATTCTGTATTATCACCACTTCTTGGACACTCAATAAGTGAAGAATATGTTGCTACTACTGATAAGACACCTGCAAGCGGTAAAGTATATTATACTAAATCTGGTACTGAATATACAAAGTTTACAGGTTCTACTTTTACAGCTAGTACAACATATTATGAAAAAAATACTACCAATGGAGAAGTAATAAGAAAAGATACTGATGTTGCACCATATGTTGCTTTTGGTAGAATTATAACTAAGATTGTTAATGGTGTATATAAATATAAAGTTGAATTTTTATGTAAGGTAAAATTTAAGGAGAGTATGCCTGATGAAAAAACAAAAGGTCAATCAGTAGAGTTTACCACTCCAACAATAGAAGGAACAATATTGAAAAAGAAAAATGGTGAATGGTCTAGAACTAAAACGTTTGATACATATGCAGAAGCACATGAGTATCTTACATCATTGTTGTCGAAATCTAGTAACTAATATATTCTTTTGAAAAAACAGTGAAAAAACTGATAGGAAAAAGGGTAGAGTTAGACAATAGTCTTCTTTACCCTTTTTTATTATATATAAGAAAGGTGAAAAAATATGAAGGAAAAAGAAAAAATTATAAATTGCGGTGGAAAAGAGTACAAGTTAGTTTTTAATCTTAATGTTATGCAAGAAATTCAAAATGAATATGGAACACTTGAAAAGTGGGGAGACTTAACAGATGGATTCGTTTATGACGAAAATGGTGAAAAAATCCCAATGAAAGATAAAAATAATCAAGTTATTACTAAATCTGTTAATGATGCAAACGGAAATATTACTCAAAAAGTAGTATATAAAACAAAAGAAATCAATATTAAAGCTTTGATTTTTGGAATAAGACTAATGATAAATGAAGCAATCGATATAGAAAATGAAACAGCGGAAATTAAAAAGGCTTATTTGAATGATAAACAAGTTGGTAGAATTGTAACAGAAATAGGTATATATAATGCCACAAGCGAATTAAATCAAGTTGTAATAGATTCTACTAAATCTGATAATCAAAAAAACGAGTAATCCACGAGAAAGACAAAAATGAAAAAATAGATTTCTCGTGGTTTTCATTTGTCGGTGTAACCAAGTTGCATTTTACAGAAAAAGAAGTTTTTCGTATGACTTTAAGAAAATTTAATAAATTGTGGGAATGGTACAAAGTTTATCATGACTTAGAAAAAAGTAATTCATACAGAGAAATAGAGAAAAAACAAGAAAAGGATGATGAATGGTTTAATTAGAAAGGAGGAAATGATATTATGGCAAATTCCTTTGGTGGAACAGTAAAACTACAAGGTGAAAGCGAATATAGAAAAGCACTTAAAGATATTACATCAAATTTAAAATTAATGTCAAGTGAATTGAAACTTACTAATACTCAATTTTCAGCAGGTGATAAATCTTTAAAACAAGCTAAAGAATCATACGATAATACGAATAAAGCAGTTAAAAATCAAAAAGATAAAATTTCTGAATTGAGAATTGCATTAGAACAAGCTGAAAAAGAGTATGGTAGCAATAATGAAAAAGTTAAAATGTTCAAAGCTCAATTAAATAACGCGGAAACTCAATTGAAAAAAATGGAAGATGAAACAAATAAGTCTACCAAAGAGCTGAAAAAAATGAAAAATAGTATGGAAGATACAGGAAATGGTGCAATTAAGTTGGGCGATTTAATAAAAAGTAATCTGATTAGCGAAGGAATAATATCTGGATTTAAAGGACTTACTGGAGCTATAAAGAAAGTTGGATCATCACTTATAGGTATAGCTAAAGAATCATTTGATAGTTTTGCAAATTATGAACAACTAATTGGTGGTGTAGAAACTTTGTTTAAAGATAGTGCTGGCAAGGTTGAAAATTATGCTAATAACGCTTATAAAACAGCTGGGCTTTCAGCTAATGAATATATGGATACTGTAACATCATTTTCAGCAAGTTTATTACAAAGTCTTAAAAATGACACCTCAAAAAGTGCAGATGTCGCAGATATGGCAATTACAGATATGGCAGATAATGCAAATAAAATGGGTACTGATATGTCTATGATTCAAAGTGCATATCAAGGTTTTGCTAAGCAAAATTATACAATGTTAGATAATTTAAAGTTGGGATATGGTGGAACAAAATCTGAAATGGAAAGATTGTTAAGTGATGCACAAAAAATAAGTGGAGTAAAATATGATATCTCAAATTTAAGTGATGTTTATAATGCAATTCACGTAATTCAAGGGGAACTAGGTGTCACAGGTACAACTGCGAAAGAAGCTAGTTCAACTATACAAGGCTCAATATCAGCTATGAAATCATCATGGCAAAACTTTTTAACAGGATTAGTTTCTGGACAAGATATGAATGGTTTAATTGATAACTTAGTTGAAAGCGTTTCAACAGTTATGGATAATGTTTTACCAACAATTTATACTATTGCGGAATCATTGCTTGCATTTGTACCTAAATTAATTGATAAATTAATAGCCAAAGCACCAGATTTTGTACAATTAATCAGCTATACTATTGAATTGGTTATAGCTGGACTACAAGAAAATTTTCCAAGCATTAAGAAAAGTATTATACAAATTATACAATTGGTAAAAAAGGTTATAACAGATAACTTGCCAGCTCTTCTAGAAATGGGAGTTTCATTATTAACGGAATTGATAAATGGTATTGTAAATGCATTACCAGAATTGATTCCTCAAGCAGTAAATATAATTACAACACTAGTTGATACAATTCTAGATAATATTGATTTTTTAATAGATGCGGGTATTCAATTAATATTCGGTTTAGCAGATGGGCTAATTGAAGCTTTACCAGATTTAATTGATAAGATACTGGAAATTATTGATAAACTCATTATGGCAATTACAAATAACTTGCCTAAAATAGTAGAAGCGGGTGGAATATTAGTACTTAAACTGGCTGATGGACTTATAAAATCAATTCCAAACTTAGTTGCAGCGATTCCAAAATTGATTACATCATTAATTATAGGGATAGCAAACTATTATAGTCAAGTTACTTTACGTGGTGCAGAGCTAATAAAAAAAATTAAAGATGGTTTTGTAAATGGAATTAAAAATATACCAGAAGTCGGAGCAAATCTAGTAAAAGGTATATGGAATGGTATAAAAGATACCACTACATGGATTATGGACAAGATAAAAGGATTTGGAAAATCTGTATTAAAAGGAATTAAGGATATTTTTGGTATTCATAGTCCCTCTAAAGTGTTCGAAAATGAGGTTGGAATTAATTTGGCAAAAGGAATAGGAGTTGGATTCGAAAAGGAAATTGGTAATGTTAATGATGCTATTCAAAAATCATTACCAACAGATTTTGATATATCAACAAATTTGAATTTAGATAATAATTTATCCGAAGTAAAAACTATGTCTGAAGTAGAAAATAATAATTTACTAGTTAGTGCATTACAGGAAGCTCTAGAAGGAATGGCATTCAAAGTTGACGGTGATAAATTCGGAGAATTAGTAATTAAAAATGTGGAAAGAGTGGTATATTCATGAGTTATATTATATGGAATGGTGAAAATAGCCTAAATATTCAAGGCTTAATAATTTGTAGTCTACCACCAATTACTAAGCCTCAAGTACGTACCGAAATAATTGAAATCGACGGTTCTGATGGAGATGTGGTTCAAAAATTGGGTTACAAAAGTTATACAAAAACTATTGAAATCGGATTAACAAAAGGCTACGACATAGATAAGATAATAGAATACTTTAATGGTTCAGGTGTTTTAACACTTTCTAATGAGCCAGATAAATATTATTATGCAGAAATTATAGATTCCATCGATTTTAATAAATTAATTAATTTTAAAACTGCAAGCATAAAATTTCACGTTCAACCATTCAAATATAAATTAGATGAGGGTGTAACGGAGCTGGATATAACAGAAGAAACTGAATTAAATGTTAATAATGATGGTTTGATAACATCTAACCCAATTATTACATTATATGGGAGTGGGTTGGTTGATTTGTCAATTAATGATATAAAGATTTTAACTGTGAATATAGACAGTGAATTTATTGTAATTGATTCAATGAATCAAGAAGCTTATAAGAATACATTACTTAAAAATCGAAACATGAGTGGTGAATTTCCAAAATTATCTCCGGGAAAAAATAAAATTTCTTGGAGTGGTGTTTTAACGAAAATTGTTGTTGATCCAAAGTCGAGGTGGACGTAATGATAAGTGTTTATGAATCTACAGAAAAGAATTTTAAAAATAATGGTTTAAAAATATTAAAACCACAAAAAGCATTAATTACTAAGGTTGATAATGGAGACTACTATTTAGAATTGAAAGATTCTATTGAATTTTTAGAATATTATCAGGTTGGAAATATCATTAGAACAAGTACTCCGTGGGGATACCAAGGATTTAGAATACATAATTTAGAGATAAATAAAAATATTATTAGTGTAAAAGCAAATCATTTGTATTTTGATACAAGAAATTATGTTATTAAAGATAGTTATGTTGTAGAAAAAAATTGTAACGAAGCATTAAATCATTTAAATAGTGCTTGTGATAGGAACACACCATTTTCATTTCAATCAGATATTATTTCAATAAACTCTTATAGATGTGTAAGAACATCATTAGAAGGAGCCATTGCTAATGTAATTGAAAGATGGGGTGGACATCTTCTTAGAGATAATTTCACTATTAAACTAAAGAGTAATATTGGTCAAGATAGGGGAGTAGTAATAGCATACGGAAAAAATCTAATAAACATTAATCAAAAAGAAAATTGGGATAATGTTGTAACAAAAATTCTTCCAGTAGGAAAAGACGGAACACTATTGCCAGAGATATATTTAGAGTTAGAAGAAGAACTATATGATATTCCTTATACAAAAATAGTTTCATTTTCACAAGATAATATATCAGAAGAGGATTATAAGGATGGAGAAGATACAGATAAAGTAGCATATAATAATGCACTTATTGAAGATTTAAGAAATCAAGCTGTTAATTATTTGAATAAAAATAAACTTCCTAAAATCAATTATACTGTAGAAGCAAATATCAAGGACGTTTCGGATATTGGCGATATAATTTACGTAAAGCACCCAAAATGTAAAATTAATTTAACAACAAACGTTATTTCTCTTCAATATGATTGTATTTTGAATAAATATGTAAAAGTTGAGTTTGGAAATTTTAAAAATAATTTAAAAAATTTACTAAAAAACGTTACAAGCATAATGGATGAAAAGATTAAAGAAATTAATCCAGATTCAATTATGGAAGGAGCAATAAATAAAGCAAGTGACTTAATAAAAAATGCATTAGGTGGCTACGTTTACAAAACAAATAGTGAATTATACATCATGGATACTAATGATCCTAAAACTGCTAAAAAAGTGTGGAGATGGAATCTTAATGGATTAGGATATTCATCTACTGGGGTAGACGGGAAATATGAAACTGCTATAACGATGGATGGTTCCATTGTAGCGGATTTTATAACCACTGGTAAATTAAATACTAATTTAATAGAGGGATATAACGAATTAATTTTAAAAACAGATGAGTTATCATCTAAGATTAGTGATGTGGCTGATATCACAACAAGTGGCGAAAGTGAATATGGTTCAGTAAATTTGGTTAAAGTAAACGAAAGCGAACCAATTGCTATAAAAGTTCATCCAACTACAGAAGATATTTCTTATTTATATCCAAGCGATGATTTATATCCAAGCGATGATTTATATTTGATGAATAGAATAATAAGATTCACTAATACTGATACAAATGAAATATTTGATTATGAATTACCTGATGATTTATTACTTTATGATTCCAATAATTATGATGAATTTGTATTGAATTATAATAGTCAAACATGCTCAATTACAAAAAGAGTTGAATATGATAAAACAACAAGCAAAAATGTAATGAAGACTAGCGAAGAGACTGTTGATTATAAATTCCCACTTATAGCACTTTCAGCAGGAAACTACACTGTATCTTTACCTGGGTATCAAAATGCTTATATTTACGTTCAATTAATGGCGTCAAATATTTATACAACACAATTTGCAACAAAAATTGAAATGAGCAGTGTTACAAAAAGCATAGATTTGGAAATAAAGAAAAAAGTAGATAATAAAGATTATACGGCAGCTCAAATATTAATGAAGATAAACGGAGATACTAGTGAAACATTAATAAAATCAGATAAATTGGATATAGATGCGATAGCAACCTTTACTAATAAAAGACTTGCTTTAGCTGGCACAACAGTTATAAATGGTTCAAATATTACAACCGGAACAATTTCATCCTCAAGGCTATCAAGTGATGTAATTACAACAACAAATTTTTCAGCACAGAAAATAAATGCTGATAATATTACAACCGGAACAATTTCATCCTCAAGGCTATCAAGTGATGTAATTACAACTTCAAATTTTTCAGCACAGAAAATAAACGCTGGTAAAATTACATCAGGAACAATGAGTGCAAATAGAATTAGTGGTGGAACTTTGAATATAGGAAACAGCACATATTATTTAAGAATGCAAGCAACAAATGGAGCTTATACAAACAACCCTTCATGTTCAGGATTAACAGTTGGGAATCAGGGTTTAGTTGTAAATTCAACAGCCTTTTTTAAGAGGAACACAAATTTCAATGGGTATCTAAATATATTCAATAGTAATAAAATAAGATTCTATCTTGGAGATAGCACAAGCTCAGGTAGTTATACAGGAGTAAGTGGAAAGCATTCATTAACAATAAGTGGTCACACGATGACATTTTTCAACGGATTACTGATTGCAATAAGTTAGGAGGTGAAAATGTTGGAAAAACCATTTAGTCTAAGAATCAAAGATTTTAGTGAAAAAATTATAAATTTAATAAATTCTTCATCACTTCCAGTATATGTTATAAAAAATGAATTAGAAAAAGTGTATACGGAACTAAATAGATTAGATGAAGAAGAAATAAATAAGTATTTTGAAAATTCAAAAAAAATCAAAGAAAGGAATGATAAAAAATAATGCAAAATGTATTGACACGCATTCGAAAGAATGCGATAATTCTACAAACAAACAAACAAACAAACAAACAAAGGTATACTATACCTTACGAAAGGGGGTGCAGTTATTTAGTAGTAACTGCATCTCAAAAAAGAAGGGAGGCAATGGCTTAATTCATTGCTTCTTTTCTGTTCGAGGTGCATTATGCTAAAAACTTTTTCAAATAAAGGTGAAGCAGGTGCAATACCTTTAAATGCAGAAAATCTAAATTTTAATTTTGCTGAAATAATTAATATGCTCTATCCAGTTGGAACATATTTTCATACATCAGACGCTGAATTTAACCCAAATGAAGTTTGGTGCGGGACGTGGGAGTTAGAATTTGATGGAACTGTATTAGTATCAAAATCTAATACTTCAGGTTCTAAATTCAAAGCTGAGGCTGGTACAGTGGTAGGTGAAGAATCACATACTTTAATAATTGGAGAAATGCCAAAACACTCTCATTTAATGGGATTGCTGGGCGGAGGCAATCAAGAAAGATGGGGCTTGCAGTACGCCAAAAATTCAGAATGGAGATACTATGATGGTGCTGATATTATAGCATCTGCTGGTGAATCTCAACCTCACAATAATATTCAACCAAGCAAAATTTGTTTTAGATGGCATAGAACAGCATAGCAATGAATAATAGCCGATTATATGGCTTTAAAAATATTTGAAAATAAAGGTGAAGTTGGAGCAATTCCAATAAATGGTGAAAACTTAAATTATAATTTTAATGAAATTGTAAATATGATTTTTCCAGTCGGGTATATTTTAATTAGAGATGATTCTGAAGATTATAGTAATTATTTGGGTTTTACTTGGCAAAGGGTTTTTGCAGGTAAAACACTAGTAGGGTTTGATTCTTCTGATACTGATTTTGATACAATTGGTAAGATTGGTGGAGAAAAAACACATAAACTTACAATTGATGAAATGCCTAGTCATAGTCATAATGCTTATTTATCTGGTGGAAATATACCAAGTAGAAGTGGTGTTCTTAAATATGAAACAAATAACGCACAATTATTTGGCGGTTCGTTAGAAGCTAGAGGAGGGAGTCAACCTCATAACAACTTACAACCATACTATGTTATAGCTTATTGGAAAAGAATAGCATAATAAAAACTAAATAACAAAATGAATGCAAAAAATTGAATTTAAATCAAAGGGTGAAACGGGAGCAATTCCGTTAAATCCAAAAATATTAAATCAAATGCAAGATAATATTGAAACATCAATTGAAGAGATAAATACAAAAGTTAAAGGTAAAACAATATTATCAGTAAAATTAGCTGATGACTATTCTCCTGTTAAAGAACAATATTGTGAAATAAATACTTGGGTAGAAAATGTAAAAACAGGTAATAAACTAAGTGTTATAGCTGGAAAAATTAAAGTTGGACAAGGTGTTTCAAAATTAAGAATTTCTGGTGTTTTTGGAGCAAATGCAACAGGAAATGAAAGATATTATTTTTGGACTAGAAAAAACGGTGTAAATGTTGGAACATGGGTTGTTGAGGATGTTCTAAATATTTACAGTCCAATTCCATTTGAGCAATTAATCGAAGTTGAAGAAAATGATATTATTTCAGTTGCTATTTATAATAACTATGGAAGTCCAATTGAAACAGGAAAAACTATTTTGATTTTTGAAACATTTGAATAATTAAAAAGAAAGGAACAAAAATATGGAATTACTAAAAAAATTCAAAGAGAAATATTTATTAATGACATTTTTAGTTGGATTAATTTTTAGTGTATTTATGACATTTCATCATACTTTAAATAAGTATGATGAAATTTTAGATACATTAAAAACTACTCAGCAAATGTCTTTAAAAAGTGTGATTTGGAATGATAATATTCCGCTTGGCGAAAGAACTTCCGCATGCGATGTATATCTGGAAGCTGGATATAATTCATTAACAAAAAAACATTGCGAAAAGATTATTAATGAAAGTGTTGCAATAAACACTTTTTTTGATGGAAAGGAGGGTTAAAAATGGAAAAATTTAAAAAAATTAGCAAATATGTGCTTAATATACTAACTATAGTAAACGCACTTATTATAGGCATTGCTCCAATATGGAATATTAATGCTGATAAGGTTACAAATACTATAGCAGTTGTAATAGCTGTTATTTCTACATACTTGTTAGGAAATAAAGCAGTAAATAAAATTAAAGGAGAATAGATATGAAAAATAATGATTTTGAAAATTTATGTATTAAATTAGTAAAGGAATATGCTAATGAACATTTAGATAAGTCAGACAATGTTATGGTTGAAGAAAAAGATGTCTTTATTGTATGGATTTGCAAGACACTACAAAATAATAAAGCATTATTAAGTACAACATTATCAGATGGAATGTATTATGAAATTACTTATAACGGAGATAAAAAAGAAATTTATTTTGATGCTTATAAGAAATTTGAAAACAGAGCAATAAAAATGGAGGAATAAGTATGAAATTAGCGAAAAGAACATTTAAAAGGAAAGATTATGTATTGACTAGCAAATTTGGTTATCGTAAGATTATCAATACATCTGCAGGAGCTACTAATTCATTCCATAGCGGTGCTGATTATGGAACTCACGGAGAAAAGTGGCCACAATATCCATTGGAAGATGGAATTGTTTCAAGTGTCTACACGGACTCATATGGTGCAAAATGCGTTGTGATTGATTATACTCGAATAGGTAAGAAATTATATTATTGCCATCTTGATAAAATCTGTGTTAAGAAAAATCAAAAAGTTAATCATGATACGATTTTAGGCTATACTGGTAAAACGGGAAGAGCAAACGGAATCCATCTTCATTTGTGTCTAAAAAACATAAATGGAAAGGATTTTTTAGATCCAGAGAAATATGATTATATTGAAGCTAAATCAGTATCGAATAGTTTTCTAGGCAGTAGAGGATATTTGAAATACGGAGATAAAGGAAGTAACATCAATAAAATATGCTTATTCTTTGCTAGTTATTTTTACGGATATTTTGGTAACACAAAAGAATCTGCAAGAATTAAATTAGTTGGTAAGAATGGCACTGGTGATTTCTTTGGTGATAATCTTAAGGCTTGGGTTAAGGAGTTCCAAACTAGAACTGGGCTTGATGCGGATGGAAATATTGGACCTTTAACATTAGCTATGCTAAAAAAATACGGATTTAATTATTAAAAATAACCTAGTCAAATTTGGCTAGGTCATTTTTTTATGCTTTTTTAAATAAATTTTTTTGCTATAAATGAAATGGCGGTAAAAAATGGCGGTAAAAAAACAAAAAAAGCCTTATAATAAGGGGAGAAAAGGCTTATTTGGTGGACACATTCTCCACCAGAAGAAAATCAAAGTCCGAATTACGGGCTTTTTATTTTGTCAAAAACACATCAAACTAAAATGTGGGACTAGCCAACTAATCTATAATATAGCACATCTTCAACAATTAATAATGTATTAAAAAAATAAAGGTTTCAAAGGTCACGAATTTACAACCTTTGAAAATTTATCTTGGGAAAATAGTTTTTATATGTTACCATAAAAATGAATTAAAGAAACTGATGCAATTAGTATTATTTTAAAATCTGAAAATAATGTATTAAATATATACGGTTGCTATAATGTAAATAAATTTAAGAAAAGGTATTGCTTTTAATTGTGAAATATGTGTTTTTCATTCCAAATATTTTAGTTGAGAACACCCATCAATGTTGATTAATGTTCATTTTTTTTATCCTTTTTTAATGATTCTTTCTAATAATATTAGAATTGCTATGAGTACTATTAAGTACTTCATAAAAAAACTCCTTCCATTATTAAATAATTAATTAATGGACTGAGGGTAAAACACCTAGCACACTAAATGTATCTATAAATATTATAATACAATATAAGTAATATTACAAATAGTAAAATAGTACTATTGTGGTTTAATTCTATGATATAATCATTAACGAGGAAGTGACTCATGAAAAAGTTAAATATATTATATGAAGATAAATACTTAATCATAGTTTATAAAAGACATGGTTTATTAACAATATCGCGTGATGATCATAATGATTTAAATTTATATGATGAAGTAAAAGAATATGAAAAAAAGAAAAATCCAAGGAATAAGATATTTATTGTTCATCGTCTGGATAAAGATACCAGTGGCTTAGTGTTATTTGCAAAAAATGAAAAAATAAAATATGCATTACAAAATAATTGGGATAAAGTAGTAAGAAAATATTATGCGGTAGTGGAAAAAGAAGTACTAGAAAATAAAACCTTAATAAATTATTTGCAAGAGTCTAAAACAGGTGAAGTATTTGTAACAAACAATAAAGTAATGGGTAAAAAAAGTATAACCAAATATGAAGTATTATCTAAAAATAATAAATGTAGTTTACTTGATATTGAAATTAAAACAGGTAGAAAAAATCAAATCAGAGTGCAACTTGCATATATTCTTCATCCTATCATCGGAGATAAAAAATATGGTAATACCAAAAATAAAGAGTTATTGCTTCAAGCATATTATTTAAAATTTAATCATCCAGTTGATGATAAAGAAATTATCATTAAGACAGATATTGAAAAAAGTTTGACAAGCTACTTGCAATAG